GCATCGGCAGGAATATAGGCAAGCCCGGATTGAGCCCATGTAGTGTGTAATGTTGTTACTTCATTTAAAGTACGATTAAGCATTTGCTCATTACCAACAAGGGTTTGCAATGTACCAACGTCTGAGCCCTCTGACGTAGCCACCTCTAGGTTTAATGCGTCACGGTACTCGCCATTTGGAATTATACGTTCATCAAGGTCTTTGTTCATTTTACCTTTTGTGAACGTGTGCAATAATTCTGGCATATTTTAGTGTTTTATTTGCTTAGACTTACCACGCATTACTTGCGTTAATTCTTCTAGCTTAATATTTGACAACCTTAGTTTAGCGTTACGCTTAGATGCCCTTGCCTCTTTTTTATATCTTTGTACGATGTACTCCGGTGTTGTTGGACGTGTTGAAACAATTGCATAAGCTATATACTTATATAAAGCTTCTTCCGCAAACTTATGTATTTTACTATCTTCATCAGTGGCTAAACCATCTGACACATACTTTATAGTTATAATTTGCCCAACTACATTTGAACTAAAGTGCATAACACCTCTTACTTGATCAATAAAAAACACGCCGTTGCTTTGTGCATGCTCAGGGTCTAACCCATATCTGCGACCTTTTAAAGCGTTTTGTATAAGATCGGCGTTGCCCATGTTTTGAAAATCCGTTTCTGGTGAGTTGCCAGATCCTTCAGATCTTCTAAATCTTTTAAATGTTTCAGACGGCGTGGCAGTTACTATTTCTCTGTTTTGCTCGTCAAAAATATATTCATAATTATTATCTTGAACATATGGCACAGGGTCACCTGTTTTTCTGGCAGGGTATAATATTTTTTCTATACCAGCTTGATCTGTCATTGATATTTTTATATAACCAACAAAATCTTGTGGTAGCGGTACATATAATGTAGGGCCAACCTCAACTTCAATAAACTTAGCTGATGGTAAAATATCAAAACTCATTTCGGCTAAACCACGCTGAGCATGGAAAGCTACATCCGTTCTTTTTATTTTGTTGATAAGCTTACCTTCACCCACATAAGATATAATAAAGTTATTTATAATATCACCTATAGAAATAGACTGGTAGCTACCGTAATTTTCATCATAACTATTCCATACGCCGTCCGGCCCTAAATAGTATTGTTCGTTATTTTGATATAGTAAACCCATCTATTATGCTTTTTCTTGTTGTGTGTTCTTGACTTCTTCTCCAGCTGCTATTTGATAAAGCTGTAAATCTTTTGTTACTAATCCAGCAAGCTCTAATATTTTAATTACAAGCTCAGTTTCTTCCGAAGGATCTAATTCAAAATCTACAGAATATGTAGCGTCATATAAAGCTTCACCATATACCATTTGATATTTCCACTCTACCTTAGCGGGCTTACGTATATAATTACACTTTACACCAGAAGTTAATTCGGTGTCTCCGTATACATTTATAGTACCATTTTTAGACACATATACTGGCAAAGAATTTTTTGGTTTAGTTAATGGTGATAAATTTATATATAAAAAATCATTACCATTTATTCTTTCAGCCTCTATATCGCTATTAATAGTTTGTCTGTGTATTGTAGGATCGCTTGTTGGAAAGTTGGCTGGCTGTGTAGGTGATGGATATAAATCTCTTGTAGTTACATTAGTATATATAACCGTGCCTAGCCTATACATATCTGTTGGCAGTGGAAAATTACTGTTTGCTAAATCATAAGTTAATTCACTTTGCTTTTCAAAAACAGCTATTTTTTTATTTAATAAGTCTAACATATCAGAATACTCTGTATCATTACCAGGCATTCTTCCAAACTGATTTATATCATAAAAATATTGCTCAAACAAATCTAACTGTGCTTGATTGGCAAATAAATTAAATTCCTGAGGCGTAACATATCCTCGTTGTTCTTTATTGAGTATACCTAACACTCTTTGATAAACAGTATCTATACTTACGCTCATACTTTTTTATTTATAATAATTAGGCCACCCATAAGATGGCCTAACCATTATGAGTGACTATTTAAGTCGTTTTTCAATTGTCTTATAAACCTCTACGCCTTCGTCAGTTTTAAACCACGCTGCTAATGCAGAATATGGGTTTTCATCAAATGGCACCGTCATAAGCTTTCTATCTCCGTCTCCATATGTAAATGTTCTTTGATCGGCAGATAATTTAATTAATCCAGCTTCTGTAGCTTTAATACCAAAGTTCCTTAATTGAACGTTATCATCATTTGCTAATTCAACAAATAACACAGGTTTTCTTTTTGCAAATATTAACCCGTCTCGCTTTAATTCGCTGCTTGATAGCTGATTTACTTTGGAACCAAATTCAACTCTTAATATAGCTTCTAATTGCTCCATATCAAGTGATTTAGCTAAGTTAAGCGCTTCAATTTCTGCTTCAATCCAATCCAGTTGGCTAGCTGCTTGTTGCTGTGGTTTATATTCTTCCCATACCTCTTCAGACATCGGATGATATAATGATAATAGTTTTTGTAATACTTGATTTTCTTTAGGTACATTTAATGCACCATCTCTAAAAACTATTCGCCCTAATGTTGCCGGCCCTTTTTGTTCATCAACAAATGGTGATGGCTGATTAGTTGCATATTTTAGTTCTCTTTGGTACCCTTTTTTTTCGTCAAACCAAAGTAATGGTTTACGCGCACTATGCTTAGATGGTACCGTAAATACTAATGGACGCTTGTTATTTTTAAGCGTATATAATCTGTCTTTAATTTCCCACGATGTATCAACCGTAGGTTCTTTTGTTTTTCCCATGATATAATAAAATAAAAATGTTAGAAGTAATAACTACCCCCGCCGATATGACGAGGGTAATTACTACAGGGTTTTTAGCTTGTAGCTTTAAACAATACGAAGTTGTTAGCAGCTTGAACACACAACGCTCTTTCTGACAAGAAGTGTACGTTCATTTCGTCAGCGTCAGAAGTATAGTTACCTCCTACTGATCCAGTCACCCAAGACTTCATTCTTCGGTCATCAGCTTCAGAAGCTCTGTAGCGAATGTGCAAGAATGGTCGAGAGATATTCTTTCCGAGTTGCTGATCATAAACTGTAGAAGTACCAGCAGGAACTAGCACACCTTCAACATCTGCAACTAATCCACGAGTTGTAGAATCGTTTAGATATTTCCAGTCAGTTTTGTAGAAATCGTAAGAACCTCTGCGGAATCCTGAGAAACCAAGGTTAAGCGCCATATCTTCAGAATTGTCAAATACACCGTAAGATGTACCGCCAGTCCCATAAGAGTTTTGAGCAGCTAGCATATTGTCGATAGCTAAAGATGTACCTCTATCCAAGAAAAGCATGTTTTCTTCGATTGAACCTTGCTTATCTAGCTCAGCTAAAATAGTGTCAAAGTCATCAAGACCAGCACCACCAGCAGCGCCAAAGTCAGCGTCAGTGTATACAAGACCTCTATCTTCAAGTGCAGCAAAAAGACCTTCAGAACCAGTTACGCTTGAACCACCTCCGAAACCAGCAGCAGCAGTAATATTTCTTACTGTACCATCAATGTTCAAAGATTTTTCTGCTTCAACCATAGCCATTTCAAGTTGATCTTCGAAACGAATGCGCGCTTCGTGCTCAGATTTTAAGTACCAAAGATAACCAGAAGTTCCAGCCTCAGTAGTTACTTCTACCCAACCAATTTGAGCAACATCAGAACCATTTACATTATACTTATCTCTAAGAATAATTGGTTTGTTGTTGAAAGTTGTGAAAGAAGCGTCAACTGAATTACCAGCTTTTTCAGTTCCTTTAGCATATTCAGAACCATATACAAATACTTTAACGTCAGCTCCGGTTATTGTAAGACCAGCAATTTCGCCATAAGTATCTACAGTTACTGTTTGTCCAACCACATCTTGTACATATGCTTTTTGAGTAGTAAACCCTTTAGATACAACGATAGTCATTCCTTTTCCGATCAAGTGATCAGCTGGGAAAGTTAAAGTTGTGGTATCGACTACTTCTACGTCGTCATATGCAATATGCAGTCTACCTTGCTCTGACCAAGTGATTACGTCAGACGCCATAGGCATTTCAGCTCCTACCATACGTAGGAAACCAGAAATAGTACGATTACCATATCGCTCTACTTCTTTTTCATAGACCTCAGGCAAAAATTGTTGCGTGAAATCTAGGTCCGCGACAGAAAGGTAGTTGTCTCCAAACAATCCTTTAACTGGTCGTGGTGTTAAATGTGCGAGAGCCGTTTGACTCCCGGTAAAAGATCCAGCCATTTTATTTATTTTTAATGGTTAATTAATTACGTTTTTTAATTTTAAAACTACTAGTGCTGGCTGCATCGCTTGGTACCGCTCGTATGGTCCAACCGTTTTGTGTTGTTACTTTTTCATGGCCCCGTCTCGGTTCCATGTCAACATTTTTGGTTCTTGCCATACTGTCTTTCATTGCATCGGCTTTACCTTGCTCATAAAAGTGGTTTGCAATTGCATCAGCGTTCATAGCTGTAAATAGCGACTTATGATAACCCTTAGCATCAGCCATTTCATTTTTATCGTTCAAGAACTTCTTGACAAAATTATTAATGTTGCTTTGGGTCGTCTTTACGTCTTCAGTATTTTTAATTTTAAACCTATACTTTTTGTCTCCAACAGAATAATCAAAACCTTTGAAATCCTTATTAAAAACGTTTTCGGTTTCAGTTAAAAATATTTTCTTTTGCGATTCCGCTACTTTATTAGCTTCTTCGTTATCTTTATTATAACGATTGAAAAAATCAACCGCTTTTTGCTGATCAGCCGTTAAGTTAGATCCAGCTTTAATGTTTTCATAATATTGAGACTTTAATCCTTCTAAATGCTTTTTAGCTTTAGCAGCCTCTTCTTTAAAAGCAATTTTTGCTTTTCTTATATCTTTTGGCTCATCTAATTCTTCGTCATACGAAAAGTCTTCCATTAGCAGCTGTATATCTTCAGCATCTAAATGTGGTTTTGTTGTTTCGTAATATTCTCTAATTAGCTGTGCTTCGTTAAGTTTAGAATAGTCGGTGTTTAGTCTTACATAGTCTTCAAGGCTGCCACCTGTTTCATTTATAAATTCTACAACTTTTTCAATATTTTCAGGAATATCAATAGCTTTTTCCTTTGGTTGCTCAACAACTTCTTCAACAACTTCTTTTGATTCTTCAACTGTTGGTTCAGGCGCTGGCTCTTCTTCTGTTACTTCTTCTAAAACTACTTCTTCTTTCTCTTCGGTGTCCCGTACTTCTTCAACCACTTCTTCGCTGTCTGTCTTGTCTTCGGGTTCTCCGACAGCAACATCGCTGTCATCTGTGCTTTGCTCTTGAACGGCATCTTCTTGTGGTTTATTAAGTTTTCCTAAATCTAATTTAATCGTACCATCTTCAGCGACTGATGCGCCTGTATCTGGTTTTTCTTCAACTACTTCTGTTTCATTAGTAGTTTGTTCTTGCGTATCTTCTTGTACTTCAAGAACTTCTTCTTGGTTTTCTGACATGATAAAATATTATATAATTATACATTACTATTATTACTTAGGTTCAAAGGTACCTAAGTCAAATCCTCCTCCAATTATGTCGTTTCCGCCAGACTCAAAGGATTCTGCCTGTTTTTGGCTTTCTAGCGCGCTTGTATTAGCGGCCTCCATATTCTTTAATTGAATATTGTAATTAAACTCTTCAGCCATTAATTGCTTCTTAGCTTCTACTTCGGCTTCTAGTTTTTGTAATTCAAGCTGCCCTTTTAATTGTTCTAATTCTGCTTTTTGAGCGGTTATAGCTTGTTGCTTTTGAATTTCCGCTTGTGCTGCAACTTGTTGGGCTTGCGCGTTCGCTTGCGCCTGCGCTTGAATATTTTGTTGTTGTATTGCTTGATCTCGCTCTTGTTTTTTCTTACGCTTTATTTTTAGCAGCTGATTTGCAAGCTTTAAATTTTGCACTTCCCGAATATCAATAGCATCATCTAAATCAATTAGCCCTGCTGACAATGCTGTTTGGATATTGTTTTCTAACATCTGCTTTTCTTCCTCGTCTGGCATAAGTGTAATAAATATGCCAAAGTCATATAAATGCAAATCTTGCATTTCGTCAAGAGTGGCAACATTATGTGCGCCTATCTTTTGTATAAATGAATTGCGTGTTGGCGAATACTCTATAATATCAGATATTCTTAATGATAAACATTCAGCAAGATGTGCTGTTATAAACAATCCACCTTCCAATATATGTCGAGTTGCTGTATTACTATTAGCTGCAGCTATTTTTTGAACGCCCACAAGTGCCTTGGCGTCAGGCATACTGCCATCTCTTGCCTCATTTAAACCGGTCACATCTCTTATCATTTGTAAATAATAATTGTATGTGCTAATTAATGATTGCAATTTATTACCACCTGATCCGCTTGTTATTTCCTGTATAGGCACTTTGCCTGGGTTCATATCACCATCTTGTGTAAACGATCGGCCAATAACGGAACCTGTTTGGAAAAACATATTTAATGCTTCTTGCGGATTATAGTTTGTACCGTTTCCTAAATCAATTTCAGCTAAACCATCAGCATCAAGATAAACACCGTCTGGTACCATACGAGACATAACTTGCTGTAACTTTAAATGCGTTAGCTGTATCATATCCGCAAAGCCGGTTATTCTACTAACTAAAGACTCTACTTTGCCTTTATACATCCTAGGCGCATTAATACTATAAGTCATTAAAACTTTTGAGCTGTCGCTTTTTGGTCGCATCATATTTTTTTGAAGCTCCCATTTAAGTAAATAATCTGTACCCAGTATTAAAACACCTTCATACAACACTTCTAAAGATCTTGATAACTTACCAAATTGTTGCTCTAGCACCTCGACTGGAGGATCAAATGTGTCATCTCTTAATAAAATTTTAGACGCGCCTGTTGCGGTTTCTTTAATTTTATATACTTCGTTCATGTATGTTTTGTAATTAAAATACAATACTTGAACTGTGTTTGAATCTGTTTCGTTATAATTAGATAATGTCCTATCGTAAAAACCGTTATTTTGATAGCCTTGTTTTGATATTTGCTCTAAATCCTCTTCTGTTAACTCTGGGAATTGTTTTTTAAGCTCGTTAATTGGCACATCTTTTACTTCGCCACAATAATAAATATCATCAAAATAAGGTGAATCAGTATATGACCAAACTAAATTAGCGGGGTCTACATAATCAATAACTATACCCTCTGATTTTGTAAATCTATTTTTAACAGCACCAATACCTATTGTGGTTAAATCATATATAACACGCTTTTTAGTTAAGTCATAATTATTACCTTCTAATAAAACGTTAATAGCTTGCTCTTCAGCTATTTCAACCGCTTGCTTATAAGTAAGCTGCATGTGGACATCTAGCTCTTCCTGTGTTTCTGGTAAAGTTTCTGGTGGATTTTCAAATAAGTTTACACCAAAGTTTTCTTTAGCAAACTCGTTCATTTCTTTAGTTTGTATATCTCTAACTATACTTTCTAAATATTCAGAACGTTTAGCAACACCATATGGGTCTTGCGAATATGCTTTAATATCAAAAGCTCTTTCTGATATACCGTTTACAACTATATCTACAAACTTAGGTATAATTGGAACTGGTTTCCAATCTATGTTTAAATACGATAAATCACCATTAATAGATAACTCATCTTTATACTTTTGTATTGATTGCTCGCCTCTAGCATATAAGCGTAACCTGTGAAATGTGTTTTGATTACTTTTATACCTGTTAGTACCAGAATCTGATTTAAACCATTCATCTTGAATAGCTCTACCAACTCTTAAGCCATACTCAGGCGACATTTTCTCAGAGTCGCTGGCAACCTGGCTTGGAAAAAAACTATTTATAACTGACTCAGCCATATGTTTATTTTATTATTTCAGATATTGCGCCGCTATTCTTATACTTAGCGATATGCAAATTTAATTTTGGTTTTTCAACTTTAGGGTTAGGTCTGTATAAGTGCCTATTGCATGCCATTATTGCCAATCCCGAGCTAATAGCCGCATCAAATTTTGTTCGTCTATTTATATCAAACTTAGCCCAATCGTTTAAAGTTTGATTAAAATACATCGTACCATACTCACCATCTGATGTAATGCCAACATGGTTTTGTATGTATGTTTCAATTGCAGCAGCGTGAGCTTGTTTTATATCTTCACTTGAATTAGGTATACCACCTATTTCTTTTTCTGCTACAGATAGTTTGTTATATATTTTGTCAGGTCTATTCATTGAGTAGCCTCTATAACCACGTCTTTTTAAATAGTAAAGCAATCGCGGTTTATTATTTTCTGCTAATATTGGCATACCATAAAATACTAATGCCATAAGAACATCTTCAAAAAACATTTCAGCAGTTTGTGGCCTAGCTACATATTCTAAAAAAAATGTATTAGCCGGGGCATCTTCCATGCTAAACGTAGTTAACCCATGCAATGCGCCTTTCGACCCTTGCCCATCGGTTGTTCCTGATATATCGTATGAGTCACAACCAAAAGCGCCAACGTGTTCATTACCCGGATATTTAATTCCATTTTTAATTATTTGCTTATTTTGCAAACCAATTTTAGGCACCCAGGAAACTTTAAATCTTCCGTTTGGATTTGGCGAAAACATTACTTTAGTATCTTTTATACCGTGTTCCCAGTTAAAGCTGCCAGTCGTAATAACTCCCGTGCTTTTCAAATCCTCATTATAGTCTATTTGTTCGTATATTTTAACTAAGTTAAATATACTATTTTTAGTTTCATCTCTAAATGCATGTTCTTCTGTACGCGGAAACTGTCTATAAAACTCGTTTAAAGCGTCCTGATCACCTTTTAATCCTTCTACCTCATTATCCCAGTGTTGAATAACGCCAACCTCGATAGGGTCCCCGTGTGGGCCAACGCAATCTTTTGATGGGGTTTCGAATACAGGCATCCCATAAGAATCAATGAATCCTTCGTAGTTCCATTCCATAGGTATGAACAAAGAATATAATCCTGACTTAGTCTGTCCATTGCGGTTTCGTTTTGTAACATCTGAATCATTATATAGCTTTTTAAAGTTTTCACCACCTTTGTCTAAGGCATTTGATGTTGAACCCATCATACACTTTCCAATAACTCTACTACCTAATCTTAATGTAGTTTTTGTTACACGCCAGTTGTTCAATATATTATCTGGCTTTTCCCATTTACCACTTTCGTCGTGAACTAACAGTTTTAATTTTTCACCATCATAACTGTTATCACCTGTATTTTTCCAGTCAATAGTTGTATCTAATCCTTCTAACAACTCTTGGTCTTGTTTATTTTGTATAGACTTTCTTGTAAGTCTTGATGCTGGTATTCTATATGCCAGCTCTGTTTTTGGACGGTCCATACCGTCTTGTATAGGTTTAAAGAAAAAAGGATAGTTAACTGATATAGGTACTACCTTGTCGGTAAACATTTTTTTAGCGTCAGCACCGGACTTTGATAATATGCCGAATCGTGCATCACTTGATATTGTTGCCATGTTAACGGTCTCACCGCTTGCCATGAATGAAAATCCTGACCGTCTATTTTTGAGGTAACACATACCATAGCATCTTTGGTCTGCTTTGCAAGCTTCCCAAAAGATGAAGAATAATCTGTTGGCTTCCCTAAATTCTGGGTGCCCAACGTCAATTTTAGACCATTGCAAGTACATAAAGTGAGTGCCAGTAATGTAAGTGCCCACACCCTTATTATTGAACCAATAGCCTTCTTCGCGGCGTCTGAACTGTTCATCTATATACGGTTCCCATTTTTCCTTAAAGTCGTCAGGATAATCTCGCCAATCAAAAACACTTTGTATACGTTTTAATTCTTTTGGCAACTCCTCAACAACCCATTTGTCATTTGATTTATCTATTTTAGCTGGAGTTTTTGGTAAGGCAATTTTTAAATTTTGTATTTGGTATATATCACCTATTTGTCCGGTTTTACTTATAACAATTATATCATTTTCTTTGTTATAACCGTAACTCCATTTTTTGCTTTTGTTTAACCTGGTTATTGTGGTTTGCTTTATGGGTGTTATTATGCTATATAAAGTTTGCTCGTACATTACTTAGATCTTCTTTCTGCAAAACCCGAAAAAGCTTTTTTCTTTTCTTCGGTTGCAGGTTTGTTTTCAAGTATAGCTTCTTCTTCTTGTATGCGTGTTAATATTTCAAACGCATCAAATATAGCTAATTTTTTTGTGGCTGCCGCATTTTTTAAACGGTCGGCAGATATATCATCATCAGAATCAACAATAGGCTCTTTTGCTACTTTAATTAATTCTTCAACTGCTCGCTGCCCAGCCTGGATTATATTCTTCTTCGTTTCCTTGATATTCATATTTAATTGTAATTAGATTTGTTGGAACACGATATAATTTTTCTTTATCAATCAAAAACTCATATTCAGCACCTGGCTTAAAGCCAACTAAATCGCCTTCTTGTACTTCTGTTAATGATGGGTCTTTGTATTTTAATATACCTAATAATGGCTTTTCAAAATTTATTGAAAACATTTTGTTTTCTTTTATTGGCTTTACAAAATTAAAACCTGTTAAAGGCACCCATTTAACTATTCGCTTGTAAGCAAATATTTGATCAGGTGATACAAAAAACTGATTATTTTTGTAATAAGACTTACTATTTTTTTCTACACCTCTTATATCTCGGTAACGTCTAAATACATTGTGATGCACTATAACTTCATCACCTTCACATATACCTGTTTTGTTTACTTTAGGCGTAACCATTACTATACCAATTCTTGAAACAAAATTATGGTTTTGCAATTCGGTATTTAATATTAATTTTTTATCACCTACTTTTTTTGTATTTGTATACCGATTTTCTTTTGGTATTATTACAAAATCAAAAATGCCATTCATTAGTAATCGATATTATATTCCACAGCAATTGCCATGTTTTTATTAAAATCTTTCCAAGGTATAATATCGTCGCCTTTTTGAATATAGATAGAATACTTTTCTTCTTCTTCTATAATATTAACTATAGTATGACCACCATACACTTCCTGACCAACAGAGTAGTGCATGGCGTCATTTTTATAGTCTTTTCCTATACTAATCTTCCTTAGCAGGTTCACGTAGCTCTCCGGTATTAATGTCAATAACCTTGTCACCATACTTTGTTTGCAACTCTTTTTGCTGCTCATCAAGCTTGGTTTTCATTTGCGCAAACGTATGAAGCAATTCGTGCTTTTGTAACTCTAAGCCACCAATTTGCGCTTGCACGCTATTCAACTGGTTTATAACGTTTTTTAAACCTTCTAGTTCTTCTGCTGTTAGTTTTTCTTTTTTTGCCATTTGATTTAATTTAATTATTATTGTTGGTTTTCTTTGATTTTTCCCAAGTACGCCCAACAAAATACGCACCGTAGACTGTAATTAATAATGATTGAAATATAGGTATGTATGCTTCATCAACCTGAAAGCCACCAATGTTACCATCAAAAAATGCTAATGCTGTAAATATAACTGTTAAATATATAAGCACTAATGGACGAATGTTTTTTGATAAAAACGAATCAGATTGCATATCAAGTTTCCAGCGCTCAGTAATTTGAGTTTGGGCATCCTGATCTGCTTTTTCTAGTAGCTCTTGGATTTTTTGCTTAGCCGCTAATCTTTCTTCGTCTGTAGTTGTAAGCTTATCGATTACATTACCTACGTCTTTAATTAACCCGCCGGTTAATAGACTAAGTAGCTTTTTCATTACTTACCGTAATATCCCTTTTTGTAATTTTTAGCCATTGCCTTTGGCATATAACTTTTAGTAGCCATTGACTTTGGTTCTTCTTTTTTGTTTTCTCTTACAACTTTAGCAAACCCAGGATTTAACTTGCCATCTTTTTCAGCTTGCTCTAATGCTGCATTAAAATTAGCAGGAGATTCTGGTGTTTCGCTGTCGCTGTTTTCAGTAGGACCAGGAGTTGTCGGAGCAGTGCCAGTATCGCTACTTTTTTGACTGTCCATTCCTGCTTTAAAAGCTTCTGCACTTTTTGGCGTTCTGCCAGCCGCTGCTTTTTCACCTTCAATTAATGCAGTGTTAGCTTTAGCTACTGAACCTACATCTAATAGAGGCTCTTGTATTTTCATTCCTTTGCTTGTGGAATGTTGTATTCTTGCTGTAATTGGTTTATTATAATCGCCCATTGTTTTATTTTTTATAAGGGAACATTTTATTTAACTTATCTTTACGATGCTTGCAACCACAGGGAATGTTCAAACCCTGGGAAACCTTATCGACTACAGTCTTAATACCTGTAGCTGTAGTAAACTTTTCTACTGTATCACCTAAACCTTTTGATTTCATAATTAACATTTCCATCTACGCCTTGCAGCACAAATTCTTTTCTTAGGTGTTTTCTTACAATTAATATTGTGCATTTCCATTTGGCCTTTTGATCTAGCGCAATAAGATGTACGTCTTTTGCCACCACCTGGCTGTGGAGCCTTAAGATTACCACCTGTTTCTTTATTGTATGCTTTTCTTCCAGCAGCCGTCATACCAGCGCCTTCTTTGGCAGTTAAAAAGTGTCTGCCTTTTCCTTTTGTCGTCTTACGGAGCTTTTGCACCATAGAGCTTGCTTGGGGTTGTATATATCCTGGCATAACTTATTTTTTAAAATAGTTTTTCTTAACTGGACCACGCAGTTTAAAAAAAGCAGTGTCAGCGCCTGGCTTATTAAAATCCATAGGATTTTGATTTGCTGGTATCGAAGATCCTTCGCCACTGGGTTTGCTAGTTATAGCCCCTTTTTCGTTTAGGTACTTTTCAGTAAAGCTTTTTGTGCTTGGCAAATTAAGTTTAAGATCTGAAGGTTTAACAGTCCCAATGCCTTTAAACAATGAGCTTCCTTTGCTTTCTTGCTGTTCATTGTATTTTTGTGCATTAATCTCACCCTGCGTTTTTGGACTATCAACCTTTACATCTTGTGTTCCTGCTCTATTTTGATCTGCTTGCTTCTTAAACAAATCTAATCTACTTTGCTGTATATCAGATTGTGTTTGCAAGTTTTCGCTTTTCTTGCTCAATCTTTCATACTTGGCTTTATCTTTATCGCTTAGACCCTCGACGCTTCCGCCTTTTCTTTCTAAAAACTTAGCTGCTCTATTTGCAGCTTTATCAGATTTACGTTGAAATTTATTTACTTTTCTACTTGCTTGTGTAGCTCTACGCCCGCTTAATCGCTCCCCGTAACCAGTTAAAGGGTTGACAGTCTCAGTATCTGCTTTTCTAGTTGAAGTTGTTTTTTCAACATTTTTAAATGTATCAGGTGTTTGGCCGGTGTTGACCATATCGTCTGTAATTTCCTCTGGCTTTAATGCTGTACCATCATCTGTAGATGCTTGAAATTGTTCGTTACCTTGTTGCGCGTTAAAACGATTTTTCCAATTAATATCATCGTCTAATTGCATATCGCCCACGTCATATCCTTTTGTTGCATATAAACGTTGGTCTTTTTCCATAGCTGCTTTAAACTTATCTTTATCAGCAAGCTTGCCACTGTATGCAACGTTAACGCCTTGTCCTTTTTCACCTTGCTGCTCAACAGTAGTTACGTCTGTTTGTGTACCCGAACCTCCTTCTGGGTCAATATAACCAATTTCTCTTACGTCCTTAGTTGTTTGTTTAGCTGCAGAGTTCTTCGCGCATGAGCGAGATGCTATTGCTGTAATTGGGTTTGCCATAATTAGTCTGCTTTTTTGGCCTCAGCTTCCCATTCAAGGTTTCCGCCTTCTGGCTCATTTGTTGTTTTATTTACTATTCTGCCACCTATACGTTCGTATACTCTAGCCGGTGACTTTGTATCTTTTTTCCAAATAACTTCTTCGTTTGTATATTGCAAACGACCCGTCATTAGTTGTTTAAGATGTTCTTTTTCTTCGGCCATAGAATCGCGCTTTTCTTTTTCACTTGCATTTTCATTTACAAATATTGTTTGGTCGCGATTAGCCTCAGCGATAACATGCTTTCCTAAAGGTTTTTCAAATACTGGTGTACCAAACTCAGATAGTTCCTCGTTGTACCCGAAAAGTTCACCTTTAGACTTTAGTTTAAAACTCATCGTTCGCTGTCTTTAATCATATCATCAATAGCTTTATTAAAAACTTTATCAGTATATGTTTTATTTTTATAAAATGTACTTCTTTCAGATGTCGGCAAATCTTCTTCTGCCAACATTATTCTATATATTCTTTTAATTAAAGTTTGGCATTTAAATGACGTTTTATATATTGCGTACTTCATTGTTGTTCTGTTACGCTCACGCCATACGTCTATCCAACCTTCTCTACGAAGTCTTTCCCACCGGTTTTTATCCCAGCTATAGGTGTAAACCCCTTCTATAAAATCATTACGTGTAAAATGCTTTTTGCAATCTAAGTAAATAAGCAGCTCTAAATCTGCGTCTTTTAAGTTATAAGTTTTACAGGCCCATTTTCTTATGAGCCTATAATACTTTAACAAATTCATATCTTGCAAGTCGCTTGCACTTAATCTCATTCTACAAGGACTATATCTGTTATTTTAATAACATAATATAAAGAGTCGTTCCATTCAATTCCATGCCCAGCGTGCTTATCATATCTTACAATATTGCCTTCTGACACTAACTCTTTAACTTGATCGCCTACACTAATTACTTTAGCTTTTAAATAACGTACATCTTTATTTTGTTGCTCAGTAAGTTCAAGACCACCAACTTTCGCTGGCTCTTCTTTTATCTTATCTACAATTACAAAGTGGTTTATTGCTTTCATGCTAATCGTTTATTACTGATTATACAATCGGCAGATATAATTGTATTAACAACACTTACCGCATTTTTTAAAGCTGTTTTAGTAACAAGCACGGGATCTATAATACCTGCTTTAATCATGTTTACAGGCTTACCAGTTGTAACGTCAATTCCCCAGCCCTTTCTATTTGATTGCAAATCTGAATTAAGGTTTGCATTATCAAGTATGGTTTGGTAAGGTGCTTTAATTGCTTCAAACAATATCTCTTCGCCTTTGCTTTTAGCTGTTATTAACGTAGCTGCATTTAATAGCGCAACACCACCGCCAGGAACTATACCTTCTTTATAAGCTGCTTTTGTCGCATATATCGCATCTTCAACACGATCTTTTTTCTCTTTTAATTCTATTTTAGAATCTGCGCCAACTCTTATTACGCCAACCTTACCGGTTAGCATCGATAACCTTTGTTCAAGCTTTTTTCTAAAAAACCCATTTGTCTCTTCTTTTAAAAGCTCACGCACTTTTTCAATACGCTCTTGAAGATCTGGTACTATATGATCAATTTGTAAAACTGTGTTTTTAGAATCAGTTATTGCTTTTGCAGCTTCCCCTAAAACATCTGGCGTTATAAATTCTAAATCATCGCCAAGCTCTTCATTTATAACAGTTGCGCCTGTTATTACCGCTAGATCCTCAATTGTTTCTTGTTTAGTTGGTCCAAAGCCAGGCAAGTCAACTATATTAACTTTTATATTGCCTTTTACTTTGTTAGCTAGCAAAGTTTGATAAGGCTGCTGTTCAACGTCAGCAACTATTAATAAACTTCTTTTCTTTTTAATTACGTGTTCTAACACGTTTTGTATTCGTCTAATATTTGGTATAGGCGAAGACACAATAAGAACATACGGGTTATCTAAAACAGCTGTGTTCTTGTCTTTATCAGTTACTAAATGTGATGATTTTAATGGTGAGTCAAATTGCACGCCGTCAACAAATTCAACATAAGTTTCATTTGTATCAGACTCTTCCATTAGAACGACTCCATCTCTTCCAACTTTTTTATAAGCTTGTCCAATTTTATCTCCAAGCCCTGTATCGTTGTTGCATGAAATACTAGCAACTTGCTTAAGCATATCATCTTTAACTTCAATACTGGTTTTATCAAGATAAACCATAACTTTTTCAGCGCCGCTGCTAATGCCGCTTTTAAGTTCTCTAATTTTTTCTTCATCTAAATGTTTGCTAACTGTTTTTAATAAAGAATGCGCAAGGACGGTTGATGTTGTTGTACCGTCCCCGGCTTCTTTTACTGTATTACTAGCTGCCTCCTTTATTAAGGTTGCGCCTATGTTTTCAACCGGATGTAATAAGACTACGCTTTCTGCAACGGTTACACCATCTTTTGTAATCACCGGTTTTCCAAGAGCGTCTTCGTAGATCACGCATTTTCCAGACGCACCTAAAGTGCTCTTTACTGCGTTTGATAACTTTTCAACGCCTTGCATAATTTGTTGCTTGGCATCAATGCCAAACGTGAGAGTTTTAACTATCTCACTTGGGTTATTAAATTCCATTAAATTAAATTTTAAATTATTTACTCTTTTTCAAAAGTTTTTACAACTTTAGGCCCTTTTACAAAATCAAGTTTCTTTTGATAATATTGTATAGATCCGTCAATTGCTGCTTCTGCACCCTCGATAGTTTCTCTTCTTGTAATATCTTTCCAAGAATCTTCGTCTGGTACTTTAATTTCTGTTTGGTAGAATCCATTTGGTAACTGCACAATACGCCAGTTAGATTTAGTAGATGCATGTTTCCAGGTCTCCACGGTTTTTTCATCTGGTTGTGGCTGACTAGTCCACGTATTAGTCGAATAAAATAGTGTCATTGGTTTTGGTTTTAAATTATTATTGGTTTGCTCTAAGCCGAGCAGGTATATTATATGTATTACGTATTTTTAGTGATTTTTACTCCCAAGGTTTGCCGCTTTCTACCGGAGGGTTTTCAATAGCTTGTTTATTAGCCAAGGCTTGTGCGTCTACACTTGTTTCTGTTTGTGAAACAACTTCAGGCTCAAGGCTATCTTTAACCCAGCCAAGAACCACTTCTTCAGTAAGATTTTCATAAGGGATATAACCGGTTCCCGGTGTTCCTTCAAATTCATTTGAAAATACTTTACGAGCATAACCGGGGGCGTCTGTTTTTTCACATGCGCTTGTAACCTCTATTACATACCCGTCAGAGGTTCTATGATTCATATCTAATACTATCCAATTTGCCATTTGTTTTGTTTTATGTCATTCTTATTTTAACTGTACTTCCAGCTCTATATAATTGTCCCAATTCAACGCCCCCAGCCGCCGCAGCTGCATCATCAGCATAGGATGCAGCGTTGTATAATGCCTCTGCAAAAATTTGGGCGTCAGCGGTACTTGCTGTTCCAGATGATCTTTTAAAAGACATGGCCGTAAGCCGATTAGCGCCGCTACTTCCAACACCTATACCTACATAGCTTGCACTTTTAGTTGATGTTTCTGCAAAATGTCCTATTAGTACTTGGGTGTTAGTACCTGAACTCATCCCTCTGCCAAAATGGTACGAATTATTATAACCAGTATTATTGCCGACCCCAGCTAAAACTACGTTTGATGGAAATATGCCAGGGTTGGATGGGTTGTCTATAATGTTATTATTCCTACCTAACACATACTGATTTCTACCCCCGCCTGATGCGTTGTTTGCACCTATCAAAAGACTACTCTGCGAGGCAGTTGTATTTGCGGCACCTATAGCGAATGCTCTAAATGCAGCAGCCACGTTCGTGTCCCCAAAAGCATAAGCCCTACCGTTTGACGCTGTATTGCTTCTTCCTACTATAACAACATCATTAGAACCTGTTGAGGACGTGTTGCTACTTCCAAGCATAAATACTCTTGCTCCATCGTTTATATCGTTTTTAGACCCTAAAACAAAATTTGTACTTCTTGTCTGCAGTTCTTGTGTGTTGGTTAAATTATTGCCAGATCCCACTACGCAAGAGTTACCTGACTTAACAGTGTTGTTAAAACCTGCTGTAACAATATTACCACCTACGTTTAACTTGTCAATACCTACATCGTTTCCATCACCTGTTGCCCAAACTTGGCCACCAGCAACAATGTTATTTGCACCTAATCCTCCACATCTATTTCCTGTTACAATATTGTTAAAACCAAAAGCTACAGAAAGTTCCCCTGAGATATTATTGTTTTCACCTGAAGTTAAACCGTTAAAGCCAGTAATAGTATTATTGGGGGGGCCTACTAGTAAACTGCCTGTCGTTCTAATTGTCCCGTTTACATCTAGTGCAAAATTAGGGTTAGCCGTCCCAATCCCAAGTCTTTGATTAGCATGGTCTATATATAATGGAGTTGGCACATCATTTGATCTTAATATAGAAGAAACAACAAACGTCCCATCATTAGCAGTGCTTACTCTACCGACCTTACCCATGTTTTGTATAAGATTGACACCAACCGGTTTGGTAGTCGTGAGAGCGGCTCCTGTGGTGCCACCTGATTTAACGTAAACAACGTCGCCTTCAGACGGTGTTGCGCCATCAATAGGAGATGTAACTAGGTTTCTTAATTTACCTGTTACAACTACATAACCCTCCCCGTTAATTACTAAATCTTGCTGTAACAAACCTAAGGCAGGCATTTTTGTAGTATCTCCCGCGTCCGCTAATTTAACTTCTAATCTACCAGATGTTCCGACAGAACCGGAAATATACACGGGGTCACCCTTCGTTAACGCTGAGCCTTGCAAGTTTTTAACCGGCACTTTCACCACTTCCGCCGATTCTGCGGACAGCGTAGTCTGATCTATAAAACTAAGCTGTCCCGCTCCATCGGTTGAAATTACCTGATCAGCCGTACCGTCTGCTGCCGGCAGGGTATAGCTATCGTTTATATTTATATTGTTTAAAAACCTAGTAGACATATATTTAATTTAAATTTATAAATTACCCTATTTTATTAATTAAAATTCTAATAGAGTTTAAAGCGGGAGCAGTTGTAAATCTAACTGTTACTAAGCCGCTTGCGCCTCTTTCTACTTCTGCATGCACTGTTTCACCATTTGACACCTCTACAAGCTGAATCATAAATTGAGAGGAGTCAGAACCTAACCCGTGAGTTGAAGCGGGCACTGTAGGGGCCGTACTGCCGCCAATTAATCCAGCATATTGTCTGTTTGTAATTCTGGCGTCAATTGAACTATTTGATACGCTAATAGAAGGCGTTGATCCTTCGCCTGTTCCGCCTGAAACGCTTACATTTGTACCACCACTTACAGTAGCTACATAATTACCCGTTGTTTCTGCTCCAAGAGTAATACCATCATTTTTAACAGTAACTTCACCATTTGCATCTACCGCAAAGTTATCTGAACTAAATGATGCAACACCAACAGTTGTTGTAGTTGCTAAATCAACATTCTTGTTAACTTCTGTCCAATCAGCTTCTGTTGTTGGATTATCCGATTCAGCAATAATAAGGTCACCAATCTCTAATTCAGTTGTAAAAAACCCGTTACCATCACCGGCAGTTGTTACCGTATAAGTGAAACCTTTTAGTATGCTTGATCCAGTTGGTGGTGCTACTGAAGCATTATATCCACCTTGATATATTAACTGACCTGTTACTGCACTATCAACATAGTTTTTAGTAGCAGCTTCCTGAGCTTGGGAAGGGTCAGCCAGATTTTCTATAGGATTATTATCCATGCCAAGCGTGCCTTGTATAGAGACATCACCTTGAAAAGTTACATCATTACTAGTAGTTGCGCCTCTATCTGTTACACTTTGTAAAGTATCTGCTTCTGTTGCTGTAATAGTAATCGTGTTATTACTAGACTGGTCAGCGCTAAACGTACCGCTTCCACTTGCAATACCAGCAGTTGCTATTGTTAATGTACCGTTATTTGCAGCAGCAGGTATTACTGTGTCACCTTCTAACGCTGTTCCTGCGGTTGTTCCAAAACCTGGGAAAGATATTTTATCGTTGTTATCCGATATATTGCTTTCCATGGTATCTAGGTCAACTGCTTGTGTAACTGTTATATGACCTAATTTTGTAATTTCACCAGAAGTAATAATTCTTGTGTCGCCGGCTAAAGCAGTTGTTGATGTTGTGCCTAGTTGTAGCAAGCCTGTAATAGTAACATTACCAAGAGAACCTGTTCTTGTTAATGTTAATGTATTGCCACTAATTGATCCGCCGTTTACATAATTATCTGTATCTGCCCCAACAGCAATCCAGCCGCCACTAGTATATACTTTTAATTCGTCGTCTCCAGTATTATAATACAATTGCCCTACTGACGGTGTAGAAGGGTTTGATGCTAAAGGGTGAATTACTGCTGATTGCAGCTGTCCTTTGTTTAAGTTAATGTTGCCGTCTATATCAAGACCGGCTAAAAATTTAATGTCTGCCATGATTTGTTAGTTTAAATATGCCTTGCCGGAAAATGCGGCGTTAAATGTTATTGTTAATGTATTGTTGTCTATATAATCTATTTTGCCATATACTTTATTATCACCTGAGTCTACAACCGTAATAGACGGCTTTTTGTCGAGTGTATGTGTTATAGTCCAAATATTAGATGCTGCTGACTGTTCCCATACCTCAAAAGCATCTTGTTTAAAGTATTCGGCTATTGCATAATATTTTTTTTCTGTTATAGCACCATTTACCATATCGGGGTCAGGTGCCAGTGTTGCAACGTAAAAATCTGTTTCTAATGTATCTTGTTTTAGCTTATCTAAATAATATACACCAAAATTATTTATATCGTCTGTTTGACATAATATAATACGAGACTTAACCATAGTTTGTAATAACTCTATAATTCTTTTATTACCACTATTCTTAATGCTTATAAATAATTCACCTATATTTAAAAACGGTGTTCTGTCGCCTTCCCCAGCTCTAAAGCTAATAGTACCACTATCTCTACCTTCTAATAATTTATCGGATTGAAACTTAAATATAGATTGACCAGCGATAGCAACAGCATTTTCTTCATTAAACATTTCTACCATGTTTCTTAAAGAATAATTTTTAGTTTGCGATTGCGCTCCAGGAGACGTATTTGTTCCTAATACCTTGTCTGCTAAATCTGGTTTAGCGTCTAATGCGTATGTGCTTATTCTAGCCATAGTTATTAATGTGCTTTATTCAGGCGTTAATCCACTTATGTAATTCTAATATGTACTACATTTCCATTTCTATACAATTCCCCAAGCTCTACCCCTCCAGCTGCAGCCGCTGCGTCATCTGCGTAACTATTTGAAGCTTGAAGAGCTTTAAAAAGTAAACCAGATTGTGTGTTATTACCTGCTTGTATTTCTATTGAATTTCTTCTGCCGGTATCAGAAAATCCAGTACCAAACACAATTCTACCGGTAGCAGTAGGTGTTACATTATAACGCCCAATTATAATAGTATTATCTTCACCTCCATCTTGCAGGTTTCTACCAAAAGCATAAGATTGACTACCTGTTAAATTGTTATTTTGACCAAGAGCCATCGCTAAGTTTGCACTTCCTCCAATTGTATTGTTAAATCCAAAAGCATAATCTTTTTGACTGCTAAGGCTATTACTTTCACCTATAGCATAGGAGTTAGGTCCACTTATAGTATTGCTATCACCAACAATTGTTGAATTAACTGCACTACCACCAATTGTATTATTAAGTCCAAAAACGTAATCATCTTTACTTCCAAGCTCATTATTTTTACCTACAGCATAAGTATCACTTGCGTTTGTAGTATTACTTTCACCTAAGGTGCAACTTTCACTATTGTTTATAGTATTATTAAAACCAATAGCTATTCCGTCAGATACATCGTTTATAGTATTTGCAGAGCCTAAAGCAAAGTTTGTTTTTACAGATTGAAGTCCCGACGTATTAGTTAAATCATTATTAGATCCTATTACACAAGAGTTGCCTGACTTAACAGTATTGTCAAAACCAGCAGTAATGATATTTCCACCTACGTTTAAAACGTTAAGACCTACATCGTTCCCATCACCTGTTGCCCAAACTTGACCACCTGCAACAGTGTTATTTGCGCCTAATCCACCAGCTCTATTTCCTGTTACAGTATTGTTAAAACCAAAAGCTACAGAAAGATTACCTGAAACACTATTGTTTTCACCTGAAGTTAAATTATAATTACCAATTGCTGTATGACCTGCACCTATTTTTACTGCGCCTAATGCAGTTATTACTGATCCGGATTGAGATACAATAGAATCACCTAAAACGCTCGCCGGCCCATCTGACCATAATGGAAGTGTATTAGTTGTGCCGGTTCCATTTACACCAGAAGCATCAACATAAGCTTTAGTTGCCGCGTCTTGTGCGTCAATGGGATCTTCAAGATCTGTAATACGACCATTTCGTGTCATACTAATATTATCTTCCATTGTTAACACACCACCTATAAAAGCTGTACTGTCAACCTGAAGCGTATTTGTTGTTGTTTTACCCTGTACAGTTAAATTGTTACCTATAGAAAGATCAGTACCTATGCTTCCAAATTCATAAATATCTAATGTTCCGCCTTCTATTTGGCCTTGTACTGCTAAATTGCTTGTTATAGTTCCGTCGCCACCAACCGATAAATCGTTGCCGATCACAAGATCATCATCTATTTCGCCGTTGTTAGACACATATAAATCCCCTGTTATTGATATTTTTGTACCCGTTGGATATGTGTCCTGGGTCATTATAGAATTAGTTATTCTTGTTGCGTTTGCTCCCTGTGTATTAAGGGTGTTTCTAAATACAGGTATATATGCCTGCGTAGCGTCAGGGTCAATAAGCTTGTCAATAGTAAACTCAGCTATAGCACCTAAATAAAAATTTTTAGTCGCAAGCTCATTGTTATCACCGTCTGATCCTAATATAAAATCATTATCAGATATATTGGCGTCTTTTTGATAAGTAGGTATTCTAGCCATTTGTTTGTTTTAATGTTTCTATTTCAGCTTCTAAAGCTTCTATTTTTTCTATTAGTTCTTTAATCGCGGATGTGTTAAGTGCTATAAAGTTATTATATTCTACAGCAAGTGTATCATCAATATCTGCAATTTTTTTGCCACCCAACACGGTTGATGGTATAATATCTCTTACTTCTTGTGCGATAAACCCGTGCTTAGTGCCTGATACGTTAAGTTTATTTCTATTCCATTTATATGTAACCGGGTTTAATAATTTAATTGTCTCTATTGAATTTTTTATAGGCGCAATATTTTGCTTTAATCTTTCATCTGAAAATGTAGCAGTAGAGTTTGTCGTAATTGTACCTATGACCTCCGTATCTCCCCAAAATTGTGCGATAGAGTCGGTTGAAGTAATATCGCCTAAAGCCACATAGCCCTCCTGCCCTCTTACTTGTGTACCGTTTAATCCTATGTTTATTTTGGGGTCGCCTCCTTTAAATAAAGCTTGTGTTAGGGCTGTTGCTGAAGCATTATGCCCGCCGCCGCTACTATACCACCCTCCAAAGTCATGCAGGGAGGCATTAAATCTTGCGCCGCTAGCATACCCTGAATCGCTGTAGTCGGTTGATTTCCAAAAGCGTATATCTTCTATTTTGTATTCAATACTAGGTATTAAAAATAGCTTGCCGGCACTAACATTTATAGGAGCTGCGCCCTGCGTTTGAGTGCCGCCATTCCAATTGCCAAAATCAAGTTGTGCGGAGTAGTAAATTGTATCAACAAGAAAATCATTGTTGGCGTCAGCTGTATTCATATTTGAATACGGATAAGTGTTATCTGTGGTTTGGTTTGTTATTTGAATAAAATCATTTAAATTAATAAGCTTTGTTCCGCTATCCAGAGTTTCAGTAAAAGTTTGTTCTAAAGTCGCGTTTTGAACAGTAGTCGCCGTGTCGCTGCTACTACCCCTGTACATTTTAGTTACAAGTTTTACACTATAATCAAATTCTACTATACCTATCTTATTAACCGAGGCATTTGTTCTGATCCTTGTGCTAGGGTCTTCGAATTCATTAGTGGTAAAGTTAGCGCCCCATTCTTGCAAAAATCGTTCTTGAACTTGGGCGTCAAAAGTACATTGGTCTACTCCCGCCGCGTAAGGCATTGAGAATTCTAAGTTACCCCCAGGATGCTCATATCCTATATTGTTGCTTTCGCCAAAAGCGTCTTGCACTACGGTTATATTATTAGACGTAGTAATATATCCATTAGTTCCAGTTAAATTATGAGTTGGCACGATTGAGGGAATGGTTGTGCTCGCCGAAATAGAATAAGCAGAGGATATAATTGTACCACCACTATATTGATTCCGTTCAAAATCTAAGTTTACACCTGCAGAAGGAGAGATTGTAGGTAAATTAACTGCAGATACCACCACTTTTTCACTACCTGTTTCGGCATAATTACCGGTAGGGTCAAATACTATAGATGGATTTGATTGTCCTGATTTTAAAGCATTGTTTGTTACAACCCAATTTCCTAAGTTACCAGCTGTATGCGAGCCACCAAATGACGAGCTTCCATCTGAATCTACAAAAAACTCTTTTGCATGTATTGAACCATTATCTAGATCAATTGCCATACCAGCGGTTGAAAATCCTGAGTGACCTGCTGAATGTGGGTATGTACTGTTTTTTATAAGCCCTGTTGTTATTTGCCCACCGCTTATTGTTGTAGTGCTTGTAAATATTTCACCTACACTATCAATATAGCTTTGAACATCTGAATCGCCATAGTTTCCTCCACCGGAGCTAAATACAACATCACCGGTTAAATTAATTTTATTATTTACAGTATCTATTGAGAATGGTGTTAATGTGCCACTCCCATTTGTAAACTTAAACTGGTCGGCTGCAAACTTCATACTTGAAGTAGTACCATCGCTTAATAGCTGTAATCCCGCAATAGACCCGTTAGCATCTACCGTTACGCCATAAGAGCCTGAAACATTGCCTTCGATGTCTGTTATTGAGGTTGCATTAGTAGATATTGAAGTAGTATTGCCTCCTACGGTAGTTGTTAAATCCGTAACCGACTGTGCGCTTGCAAAATCTGAAGTTGTTTCAGTATTTAGCACGCTATTCGCAAAAGCCTCGCTCACTGTTAGATTACCACTGCTGTCTGTTGTACCCAGTGAGGACGCTAAGTTTGTTACAAAACTTGCGCTTGCCATATCGGCTGTTGCATTCGTTATTAAGCTCTGCGTAGCGGTTGTTGTCGAGTAGTTTGTTAGCTCACCATCTGTATACGCTTCGTAAGCTGCGGTTAAATTGTTCTCAGTTGTAGCAATTGATCCTTCTAATGTTGATTCTGTTGCCTGTAATTGGGTATTTGTGGCATATGTGCTTAAAACTGTGCTACCATCTACTATATTATCTACTTTAGAGTCGACTGCATTGACTTGTGTTGCGCTTGCAAACCCCTCTGCAGCCACTGTTTCAGCTAAATTGCTAATATTTGCAGCAGAAATGGTTAAATTGCCGTCAACATCTGTTGAAAACACTGACTCTAGGTCCTCTGTACGTGTTGTTATAGCTGCAATGTTGGAAGTATTGGTGGAAATTGACTGATTATAGCTTGCAATTGCTATAGAATTGTTTTCTATGCTTTCTGTAAGGCTAAAAAGGCTCTGATTTATCGCATCGCCGCCACCATTTGTAGAAAAATACTGCACCGCTAAGTCTACGATGCTTGCTAAAGATATATTTATCGTATTATATTGGTTTTCTACGTCTGTACCTACTACTTTATCCAGTAAAGATACGTTACCTTTAGTATATTGCCTTAGTCTAGCCATCTATTTTGTGTTTTACGCTAGTAATTAGCGCCTGATTCTTTCTTAGTACCTTCCCCGTCGTTACCTCTATTTTGTTCTGGTGTTTCCCATCTTTGATCTTTGTGGTCCCAATCCTTATTATTGGCCTCTGAACCAGCTGCACGACGTCTTCTTTGGTTTTCTGCTTTCTTTCGTCTCCTTGCTGGGGTCATTGCATATGCTTTGTCCCGCGCAGCCTTTGCTCTACGTGCTGCCGGAGATAGATTTTGTGTCATACTTTGTATGATTACGCTGTTTTCGGAGTTCTTAATGTGACAATTGCGTGTTACTATTATATATAATTACCTAACGTCACAAAAATAGTTAGTTATAGAGAAGTAATGGGTTGCTACTGCTTATACCGATAGCATACGTATTAGGAAAACGCGTTTGTTTTCACCAGCCCCCGTATCGTTTACACGTTTATGCCAGGATCCCAGACCAGGATCATGTATAGCATTAGCGCAGGATCATGCATCATGTTTACGTTTGCTACAGCACAGGATCCCGTGTACAGGATATACGTGTATAGCATTTACAGTATTAGTACGATGTTATTTCGATAATATAAGTGAATAAAATAATAATAGTCTTATGAACATTACTACTAAACTTCAGGATTTGTATCGCAAAGCAGACTGGTTTGAAGACTGTGGCTACTGGGTCCAGTACCGATCAACTATGCGCGAGATCAATGACCTTGAGCGGCTACGCGAAGAAGAGTACCGTAGCTAACTCACAAAACTAATACGAACCTTAAACGATAATATAAACGAATAAAATAATAATCATGAACAGAAAATTTACCCACAAAGTAATCGCCTTCATCACGAATGTAACTGTAGCTGGAATTGGCACTCTAGCAATCGCTGGAATCTTATACTCAATATTCCTTCTAATAACTGAACCAACATTTAGAGTATAATTTACAAACTCTATACGAACGGTAAACGATAATATAAATGAAATAAATAATTAAATAAATATGTCAAATTCTAAATTACAATCCGCAATATCTAAATTGTCTAAAGCAGAGCTATCTGAAATCTTTCCACCAATCGAGCGTAAAAACTTTGTTGTCCGAAAGTCTTGGCTCGGTCGAAATCAAATCATAACCTTTGTCAATAACAAAAATCAAAAGATTACTTACAATCATGATGAAGTTCTCAAAGTTATGTTACCTAAGCTAAGCATTATGCCTTGCTGGATTAAAAGAGGCTACTGGTCTCAATCTACCGACATGCCTTCTAATGTCAGAGATATTGTAATCGAAAGAGTTGAACTAGATGAAGTAAAGTAATCTAGTTCCTCTGCCAACTGGCGCGTTGAGATGTGTATCATCACCAGTATAAATAACGTTGAACAGATCTGCAATATGCATCGTAACTGATGTGTATAGCAACCACCTATACCTAATTTAATTGTTCGGTATGCGACGATAGCTTCTTATTATATTTAATATAACTACCTAATGTCACAGTTTTTGAATAAATTATTTTTTCATACTTGGAGATATAGTATAATAACTGTAATAACTTTTTTACCTACAAACAAAGTATATACTTTTTTACAATATAAATACGAAGTGAAATCGATAATATAATTGAATAAAAAATAAATACTAATATGACTTCAAATAATTACTCTGTCCAATTATATTGTCAAGACACCGACAAAAAATTAGATATAATTCACATTAACAACTCTATTAACTTAGACGACGAAAATGAAAATTTCACTGAACTATTTGAACAAGAATTATTAGTGAATAAACTAAACGAAACTAAATATAATATAGACGAAATTTATTACTCTATACTCTAAAATTATTAACTATGCAATTTATACTCACTTGTCAAAACGGAAAACAAATCGATATGAGTAATGATATTTTACGTCAAATGAAAGGTGAAATAACTCGTAAAGAAGTTGAAGAAAGAATTGAATTTTATCAAACTACTAATACCAAATAATATGGAAAATAGATTTTATTGGGACGAAGAAACTTTGTACCTATTCAGAGAATGTATAAAACTCGGTGATGACTTTAATACTATTAAAGAACAAGTTGAAATCTTTGTAAATAGAGATTGTGACCTTGAAGATGGTGAAACTGAAGAAATGCTAGTTGAAGACTTATTAAACCAAATATATAACTAATATGAACTTAATAAACGTAAACAAAAACGGAACTCAAAAATTCCAACTAAAAGACGGTAGATTTATATACTCCTATACTTCTGGCTATGTACGAATAGACGGTAACCACGATAGATTATACCAAATAAATAGAGTGCGTAAAGTACCACCAAATACTAAAGGTAATCACTTTGAAATGTACGAAAGAATACTTATACCGTGTCCTCAAGAAAGATTTCAATATATAGTTGACTGGGTAAACCGAAATGTAAAGGATATACCTTATACTATAACTCGAAGACTAAAGCAATTAGAGTCTTATAAGGAAAATACTTATGGTATTTACAAAATAAAAACGAACTAATAACGATAATACATTTGAATATGAAAACTATTAAACTAACTGAAACCGACGCAATCTTTGTTCACTACGTACTAAGAATGTATGCCCAACAAACACCGGGACTTGAACAGTACGAAAAAGAAGAAATATACCACGTAGCAAGTAAATTTAAAGTATGATGACAATGAAAGAAGCGTGTGAGTACGTTAAAAACTCAAGAATAGCGAGAGCTAAAGAACACCGTAATAAATTCAAATCTGACGGATTATGCAGTGGTCTTACCGATAAAGAATACAATAGAGTAAGAATACCGATGAAAAAAGCCGGTAGTAAAGGTCGATCGTTCTCGCATACGAAATTATGGGAATCGCAAAAGTATTCAAATAATATACACACTATGTATCACGACGGCACTTTTACAAAATAAATACGAACTATTGTCGATAATATATACAAATAATAAATATGAATACTATAAAATTCTTACCTAACCAAAAAATTAAATTAAACTCCACTAAATATAAACCTTATTTAGTCGGCAACCTACCGCCATCATTCGGCTTCAAATACAATGAAGACACTGACAAAGACGGTATATATAAATGGTTTAACTACAAAGGCTTAACTTATGTAGAAGATAGAGATGACTTTTTTAACTTATTAAAATAAATAACTATGTATAAATCAGGTGATATAATAACATACCGAGATACACCCTACACATATCAAGAGTGGGTGACGTGGAACGGCAAACCAGCAAAAGGTTTTAATTGCAACGACGAAACATTATTACAATATGTAAATGTAATAAGCTTTGGTACTATCACCGAAGATGAAATGCACAAACGAATTGATGACTACCTCGATAATACGGAGCATCACAAAGAGCTTACCCGACTACACCATGAGGGCGCCGCGGCATACTATGCTGAAAAACAAGCAACTGGTGACAACTATACAGGTGATTAACTATGAGTGATACAATTACTAAATGGCACGAAATGGAAGAAGAACGTAAACTTGCTGAAAATGCTGAACAATTTAACAAAGAAATACAAGACCAGTATGAAATTTACAAAACTCAACACCAAGATTATATTTGGGTGCTTGACTTCACTGATGGCAAAGTATATTCATATAAAGTGCCAAACGGTGTAAACGACCTTGAGTCCTTTATAATCGGCGCGGGTCATAAACTAAATAATGTAGAGTGGATGAATACTAACGAATGTGAGGTAGAATATGGCAACTAATAAACAACTAACGGAAGTCAGGGATGACAGGCTTTATGCAGCCTTCTTGTTTAACTTAAATTGTTATGAAGAAGGAACTATAGACAAAGACGATTTTATTAACGCAATGGAAGAATATATCTATGAGTAAAATGAAAGAACTTGACGAAATCGCACAAGGTGTCGCTGACGTCACAATGGAATTGATGTATGATAGCATCGATTGGCAACTATCAGATTTTGAACAAGACGGTGATGACTACAATGCTATACACAGCCACGTCATGCGCGTCGCAATCGCTAAAATGTATGAAGAAACGAACAAATAAACGAAAATTTAGCCACAAACCACTCACTAGAGTGCAAATAGAGGCAATCGAGCGTGAATACTTTTACAGATATAACACGAACGTAAATCGATAATATAAATGTAACAAAAAAAATAAAATTATGTATTGTAGATGCGGAACAAATATACCACGGTTGCGATTAGATATGGGCTACAAAACCTGTGTTAATTGCTCAACAACCCAAACGTACAGCTATGTACCAATTATTGAGCATAAAACCGGTAATACAATACAAATCGTTAGTCAAGAAGTAAGTGCATCCGTGCACAGAGCTTGGCGGCGCAAGTAGTTAACAAAGTTCGAAAGTACACTATTAACTACATAAATAGTATGTTTCCCACTTAGCAGAAAGGATGTTTGACATACTAATGAGAGGTTTAAGGTTGGAAGGCAGATTAAAGGCGAACTTGATTCGGCTCGATGAAGCAAGAAAGACGGGATAAACAGAGAAAAGGATATAAGTCAGGGCATACTAGTAAATGACGTGCATTCCTAACATTCCAGTCCCGTCCGCCTCTCAAATGGGCGTGAAATGGTTAGAGCGTGTTTCCCACTTAGCAGAAAGGATGTTTGACGCGCAAACGCAGGTTCGATTCCTGCCACGTCCACTATTACAAATGTAATACGAATGCAAATCGATAATATAATAAATTAAATTAAATGAAAAATTTATATCAAAGACTCAAGCCTGAAGTAAAGCTAGCGCTTGAAAATAACGAGCCAAGATATTCTGGTTCCGTTAAACAAATTATATTTACACTAGAAAGCACTAAGTTTTATAGTGACCTAACGATAGGCGACATTAGGTCGCTATATATGTTTGCTGACATAGACCCTAATAGAGTATCACTGTTTGATTTTAGATGGGGTGATAACATTTTAATTAAAGACGATGAGTAAAAAAATACTAACCGACGACTTAATCTTAGAAAAATTAGCAGAAAACGGAGTAATTCCTGCTGAAGACATAGACTACGATGAAAAGCTAGCCACTATTAAAGACCACTTTGATTTTTCAATATCTACCGATTGGCGCAACCCTGATATGATGTTTTATACCGAAACAACATCTGACGGTTACGAAGTTTGGATAGCTACTGATAACGATCGAAACCCTTCAATTAACGAAGACGTATACTATTACGATAATGACTGGCTAGAAAAAATGCCTGACGCTATGACAGACGGTATGAATATATACTTTGACGAATATGATGACGACGCAGAAAACTATTCGTTTCAAGAAGTAATTGACGAGGTGTATGAAGAATACTATAACGACAAAAAAGAAGAAATTGAAAACAAACTAATTGAAGAAGGTTATGAGTACGAAAACGAAGACGAGCCAGTCGGTGCCTAAATGGTTCCAAGGTGTAATATACGAAAAAGGTGAAACTGTAACAAACCCATTCAGTGGCGAGACATACGATCTAAACGGTGTTGAGTTATCAATGTACGATTTTATTATGGGTAGCCAGTATGTAATGGAAGTTGCACCTAAAACAGTAACACAAAAACAAATAAATGAATTTCACAAAGCACTACGCTGGTTTCAAAAAAATAACAGTGAAGCCTATATGGTATTGCTAGACTAATACTAAAATTATGCCAAATATGAGTTATTGCCGCTTTGAAAATACGGCAAAAGATATGCAAGACTGCGTTTACGCGATCGAAGAGCGTGACGTATATGAATTTAGCAACTACGAGCTGCACGGATTTAAGCGAGTGTTAGACCTCGCACGGGAGATTGTAGATATGGAAGACGACATTGAAAAAATAATTGACTACTATGAATCTTCTGACACAGAATAGTAAATTAAAAAAGACCAGTAAAGAATTAGGGCTTAGGGTATTTAACTTCGGTATACCAGCGTATAAAAGCGCGAGTGGAAAATTGACGTGCCCCATGGCAGATGCTTGCGTAAAGTTCTGCTATGCCAAGAAGGGAGCCTACATTTGGAGTAATGTAAAACCGGCGTTTGAAAAACGTTACGAGCTAACCAAGACCGACGATTTTATTGATGCAATGAACGCAGAGATTAAGCGTAAGAAACCCGATTACGTGCGTGTCCATGATAGCGGTGATTACTATTCCGGCGCATATCTAAAAAAGTGGATGCAAATTGCTATACACAACCCAAGCGTTCGGTTTTACAGTTACACCAATATGGTAGATTTAATACTAAAAACCTCATTACCAAGCAATTACGATATTATATTCAGTGATTCTGGTAAACAAAAACATATGATAAATGAAAGGAAACATAGACACACGAGAATTTTTTCTAGTCATAGCGATCTTGTATCTAACAACTATGTGGATGCTTCTAACATTGATCTAATGGCGACAAAGTGGTTCAGTAAAAACCACAGAGTGGGATTAGTATTCCATTAAAAATTTACAAAGTTAACACGAAGTAAAATCGATAATATAATAAATTTAAAACTATGAGCAATTTAATTGAAAGAGTCGTAGTAGACTCAGAGTGCATTGAAGATGCAACGTATGCCACACAACTTAGGCGTTTAGTATTAACATATAAAAACGGCGGTGTATACGAATATAATAAAGTGCCTGCATTTTACTGGCACGGATTGTTTAACGCTAATTCTAAAGGTAAGTTTATTAACAACCACATTATTGGCCAATGGCAATATAATAAAGTAAGTTAATGACGCACGATGAATTAGACTATCTGGCGGAAAAAATTGCTGATCTAGTACTTGAAGGCTTAATTAAAAAGCAACAAGAATGGGATCAGCAGTTTACCTCAGATGTAGAAAAAATGTTTGGCGCTGGCTATGACGTAATGCAAGATGAAGAGCAATTACTATTAGCTGAGCTAGCTAGACTTATGACGCTATTGTCGCAGTACGAAGAAAGAGAACAATATGAAAAAGCTGCAATAGTACAAAACAAAATACAACGAATACAAAATAAATTAAGTAAATTATGATACAACCAATGCTCGCATACAAAGTAGGCAAGAAAGAAGTCGACTGGTCCGAGAGAGTCTTTATGCAACCAAAGCTAGACGGCGTACGCTGTGTAATATCGAAAGACGGTGCTTATTCACGAACAGGCAAAGAGTGGCTGAACATTCACCACATAAATGCTAATCTTGAACCGTTCTTCGAAAAATACCCAGATGTGGTACTCGACGGCGAATTGTACAACCACGAACTAAAAGATGATTTCGAAAAAATTATCTCACTTGTTCGCAAAACGAAACCTAAAGAAGGTGATCGTGTTGAGTCTGCCGGTTACGTACAATTTCACTGTTACGATTACATTCCAGGTCCTGCTTTACGTCAGGCAAAATTTTCTAGCCGTATTGTTTGGCTTGAAGCAGAATTGCCAGTAAGCTATTGCGTTAAGTTTGTTAACACATACGAGGTTAATAAATATGAAGAAGCTTTGAATTTGCATGTTGATGGGTTTTTAGCAAACGGTTACGAAGGCTCTATACTTCGTCTTGACCGTCCTTACGAATGCAAACGTTCGTATAACCTACAAAAGTTTAAAGACTTTCACGACACTGAAGCTACTATTATTGGCTACGAAGCGGGCAAAGGTAAGTTTACCGGTCTAATCGGTAAATTCATTATGCAAGATGACGATGGCGTTGAGTTTGGCTGTCCTATCGGCAAAGGCTATAACTTTAGCGATCGCCGTGAAATACTTGAAAACATTCACGACTATATCGGCCAGCGTGCTACGTTTACATACTTTGAGCGTACAAAAGCTGGTAGCTATCGTCATCCTCTGTATAAAACACTACGTAACTATGAGTAAAACAATATCACAAAAGTATATAAGAGATTATATAACAGAACACTACGGTGAGCTGCGCCATGATGTAAAGCGTATGGCTAAAGCATGCAGAATTGTAGCAAAGTTGTATGGGTATACACCTAAACAAATCTTTCATTTCATGATTGAGCAAGAACCTTTAACAGGTACACACAGCTACGGTTTCAATACTGCACATGGTCGCCAAATACGACATGACTTTGAAATAGAGTATCATGAAATGTATAAAGAAATATGAATATATTTTATTTACACCCAGACCCAGCTAAAGCCGCAAGTTTCTTTTACGACAAACATAAAGTAAAAATGATTCTTGAGTCAGCGCAAATGTTATGTACTGCGCATCATGTGTATGGTAACCCTGCTGATGTGCCTTATAAACCGGCACACAAAAATCATCCGTCAACTATATGGGTACGTGAAAGTAAACTACACTACATGTGGCTATATGAGCATATGCTTGCGCTGGGTAAAGAATATACTAAACGGTATAATAAGTATCATAAGACAATTGACAAATGCAGGGATTGTCTTAGCTTTATACCGTATAACATTACAATGGACCACTGGAGCGATCCACCTCAGTGTATGCCTGATGAATTTAAAGTTGAAGGTAACTCTTTAGCTGCATACTGGAATTATTATGAACAAGAAAAACATTTAGTAAGAAACAAAAATGAGCAAAAAATTATACGACCACATTATATCAACGAACTATGCGAACATTAATACAAAGATACAAATGCTTAAAAAGAAAAAGAAGGCATCTAAGGTACATACAAAAGACACTGTACACTCTTAAGTATGAAATACTAAACGATGCACTAAGCATGCAACTAAACGAATCAAAAATTAATTTGTTTCACAAATACCAGAGAAGATACAGGCTATTAACGTTTATGCGACGATAGCTAATATATAATAAATAGTAAGAAGCTAATGTCATACTACGACCGAAATATGAGATACCTCAACGAGCATCGTATAATATATAGGTGTTTTCCATGGTCAGATAAGCCAACTGAAACTCACGAGTGGGGTTGGTATTACGAGACTGGCACACATCAATGCTATACACTGTTCGGCTCGCGAGCTAAAATAAACACATATAAAAGCCTTAAATGGCATTTGTATGTATTATGGTATCTTAACCCACAACTAGACCAAGAAGCTTTCGGAGGGCTTGTTAAATACATATGTAATAAGCGTACAGGGTTTGTTACGTTTAACGTGTCCGACCAATTAAGAGAAAGTATGTTATACGACGTGTCTCTTATGGATTTAGAAAAGCCACCACCAAATAAATTACGTAAAGTTATATTCAAAGACTTTAGCGGTTTAGATATGCGACAAAAGCTATCTATAGTTGGTAAGCTGGTTGGTAGATCTAAAATATCCGAAAATGAAATATATGACGCAATGCTATTAATTAACGACAGTAAAATAAAAGTAACTGTTGCAAAATTAGCGGACGCGTTAAAATGTTCAACAAGAACCATATACCGAAACATGAGTAACGAACTTAAAAAAGAAAAAGAATTACTGAATCAACAACTATGAAAAAGTACAATGTACAAAACTATATAAGGTATAAGGAAGACTTGAAACGATCTATGCCTGACGATAAATTTTATGATGAATATACCCGCGATGAACTAATAGTAAAGTTTATGCCACTTGTCGAAAACCTAGCAAGAAAGTTTTCTACCAGCGATCAAGCTTCAGGTGTATTAAGTATAAACGATTTAATACAAGAAGGCAACAAAGGTTTAACTTTAGCAGTAGACAAATTAGAATGGGATAAGCTAACCGAATCCGATGATATTGAAAAAACTTTAAAAAGTTTCTTTAGTAAAAGGATTAAAGGTGCCATAAGACGCGCGATTGATATTAACCGGGGCGATATACGTATACCAGAGCATAAGCTAAATGAAATACGTAAAAACCCCAAAGACGAAAAAATTGTTACAATGTTTTTCAATTCTATATTTTCATCTATCGATGCTAACTATAATAATGAGGAGGAAAACCCATTGTATCAAATACCCGATGATTCTGAACCATACAATATAGCAATACTAAATGCTTACCTATTAAGTTTAATGAAGCAGCATTTAACGCATATTGAATATGAAGTACTTAGATTATCTTACGGACTAGATTGTGATAAACACTCGGCTAGCTATATAGCTGATAAATTAAACATAAGTGTCAACACTGCAAATGTGCGTGTTTCGCAAATAAAAAGAGAGGCTATTGATAAGCTAATCGCTAACACTGACGCGAATCAAGTGATTGATTATCTGTAAGTTACGAGCTTAAATAGTAAATAAAATGTGTAATTATATAATAGTAAACCACAATAAACCTTATGACCATAAATCAGAAACTGGCTACAATCCAGACAAAATTTAAATCGAAAAAAAGTAGATTTAATTCATTCGGCAAATACTACTTCCGATCAGCCGAAGACATTCTCGAAGCTACAAAACCCTTTTTAAAGGAGTTAGGTATAACAGTAACAATAAATGAAAAAGTTGTCGACTCGTTCGGCTCCGATAAGTTACCACCTATGATTGAATCAACAGCTACTATATCTGATGGCGAAAATGCTATACACGCTACAGCCATTGTTGGTGTTGATCTTAATCAAAAAGGTATGCAAACTCCACAGCAGTTTGGTAGTGCGTCGAGTTATGGGAAGAAATATGCGTTAGGTAATTTATTCCTAATAGATGACACTCAAGATAGCGATGCCACAAATAACCACGGTAAGGGTGCGACAGCTACACTAACATCAACAAAAGATCCTGCATTTGCTAAAGCAAAGGATTATGTTAAATCAGGTGGAAAGCTTGAAGCTATCAAAAAGAAATATAAATTAAGTGCAGAAGTTGAAGACGCACTAACAACACTATAATGAGTAAAGAAGAGGCTATAGAGAAGTTAAGAGATGACGATCACTATTACGGTGAGTTCGGTAAACAATACTTATCAAACAGTGATATATCAACTCTATTAACAAACCCTTTAGCGCTCGGTGAACCATCAAAACCGTCAGCTGCATTTTTAGTTGGCGGTTACTTTCACACTGCAATACTTGAACCAGATAAACTGAAAAAGTATAAAGTGATTGAAAGCACTACGCGGAATACCAAAGCGTATAAAGAGATTTCAGGTGGCGAGCTTTGTCTTCTACAACATGAGGTTGATCAAATAGATTTAATGACAGACAAAATAATGGAAAACAATGTTTGTCGTGGACTAATAAAAGGTCAACAAGTAGAATACGAAAAACCTGGAATTACAAAGCTTGAAGAATTACAATGGAAAGGTAAAGCTGATATTGTTAACCACGAAGAAGGATTGGTAATTGATTTGAAAACAACAGCTGATGTAAATAAATTTCGTAGTTCTGCATGGCGATATAATTATGACTCGCAAGCTTATATTTATAGTAAATTATTTGGTTATGAAATGGTCTTTATAGTTATAGACAAGACTACACACCAAATAGGAATATTTGACTGTTCACCTGAGTTTTATCAGCGTGGCGCAGACAAAGTCCAACAAGCAGCAGAACAATACAAATTGTTCTATCAGAACGAGGATTTTGATCCTAGTAATTATTTTATTAATAAAACCCTTTAAACAATGGCAAGAACCAGAAAACCCAAAACAAGAGTATGTACAGTTACAGGAATGGAAACGAGTGTAGATAACTTCTACAATAACCAAAACCATGTAAAAGCAGTAGACAATTTAAGACGTACTACTGGCGCAACTAAAGATCAGTTGCAAAGAATGTTTAATCAGTTAAATGCTTACGTATAATGGCAAGTATAATTAAAGCGAGTTTAAATCTGTCTGAGATACCAAAGGACAAAGTTATTGTTGGCAAGAAAGGTAAATACTTACCTATCACAATTACGCTAAACGATGAAGTTGACCAGTTTGGTAACCAAGGGCCGATTGTTGTAGCTCAAACCAAAGAAGAGCGTGAGGCCAAGCAGAACAAAACCTATTTAGGTAATGTTCAAGTTGTTTGGACTAACGGCGAAAATGTGCCTACGGCACCTAGACAAGATGAGCAAGCAGCTCCAGCAGTTGCAGCTCCTGCACCAGCGGATGATTTACCGTTCTAATGCACTACAAGAATAATGGTGAGTTAGCGTGTCAAATATGCCACGCGGGTATGTCTCAAGAGGAATATGACTTTTGTGATATATGCCCAGATTGTAGAGATGAGAACTAATAATTAAATTAAATTAAATGCAGACAACAGAGATCAATGGATTTGTCATTGACCAGTTCAATGTACATGGCCTACCAGAAGGAAAGTCTCAGGGCGTTTGTCCTGATTCTAAAAAGTGTAGGAAACCCAAGAATCACAATAAACAATGTGCTTCGTACGATTGGGAACGGGGTCTCGGTACTTGTCATAATTGTAACAAATCATTCCAGTTGCATACATATCAACGCAAAGGTAAAGCTGAAAAAGTTTACGAAAGACCCGAGCCGATTGTGTATAGCAAACCCGAAACGAAAGTTGAGGAATGGTTTAAGACTCGCGGAATATCTGCTCAGACCCTTCAAGATTTAAAAGTCTCGGAGGGTCCTGAGTATATGCCGCAAACCGGTAAGACCGAGAATACAATAAAGTTCAATTATTTTATGGGTGGCGATTTAATTAATATTAAATACCGCGATGGAAGAAAGAACTTTAAATTATATAAAGGAGCCGAGAAGGTATTTTACAATATAGACAGCATAGTTGGTTGGGAATATTGTATTATAGTTGAAGGCGAAATGGATGTGCTTGCACTACACGAAGCTGGTATTGAAAATGCAATATCAGTTCCTAATGGCGCAACACTTAATACTAACAACTTAGATTACTTAGACAATTGTATAGATTATTTCGAGGACAAAGAGAAAGTTATATTGGCCGTAGATTCAGACGAAGCTGGGCAAGCATTACAACAAGAACTTATACGTAGGCTTGGTGCTGAAGTTTGCTACTTAGTTGATTTTAACGGCTGCAAAGACGCTAACGAATATTTATTAGAACATGGACCAGAAAAATTGGCAGAGCGTATTTCAAGGGCACGACCAGTACCGCTTGAGAATGTTACGACATTCAGGGATATTGAAAACGAAGTTACCGATTTTGTTACTAATGGCTTTAAGCCAGGATTTCAAATTGGCTTACAAAATTTTGATGACATATTTTCAACTTACACTGGTCAATTTATTACTGTCACTGGGATCCCTTCTTCCGGCAAGAGTGACTTTGTCGACCAAATGGTTGTTGGGTATAACGCTAATTACGGTTGGAAAACAGCATTCGCTAGTCCAGAAAATGCGCCGACATATTTACATGCTCATAAGTTAATGCGTAAAACGTGGCAAGATATGCCGCGTAAATCAGATATTGGTACAGATAAATGGAACCAAGTAGCTGAGCACGTAAATGATAATTATTTCTTTATAGATATGGAGCGATATACGCTTGAATCTGTTTTAAAGAAAGGAGCTGAGCTTGTTAAGCGTAAGGGTATTAAATGTTTGGTTATAGACCCGTTTAATAAAATACGCGATGTAGATGCAGTTTCAGATGATGTTAACCGTTATACTATGGATTACTTACAGAAGATTGAAATGTTTTGTAAGAAGTATGATGTGCTTGTGTTTATTGTAGCACACCCGACTAAAATGTATAAAGGTGCAGACGGGCAAATTGAAGAGCCGACTATGTATAACATTAAAGGTGGAGGTGAATGGTATGATGCTAGCTACCATGGTATATTAGTGCATAGAAATTATGAAGAAAAAACTGTTAAAGCTAAAATACTTAAAGTTAAATTTCAAAACCTAGGCGAGAATGGTGCTGAAGCTCATTTTAAATGGGAACCAAAGTCAGGATGCTTTATACCACACGAACAATTAAATTTAACGGCTGAGCCAATGCCCTGGGAATAATGAAAAGCTTATATGGTAAAAGAGCAAAGCCAATGCCGGCTTACACAAGAAGCGAAGAAGAATTTAAATGGTATAGGTACTGTGTAAAAAACAATATAAGAATTTCACCTTATGGTATATTAAATGACCCAGATCATTGGCATATAGCCATTAGTTTAGGTCCATACAAAAAATGGGAGAAACCACACTTGTCGCCAAGCAAGTATTGTAGAAAAACAATTTGGCCAGAATATTACAAAATGTGTAAATACTATTATGAGAAATACAATAAATAACCTAGAGCCTGAGTACGCAGAGGCGGATTACGAATTGCAATATAGAGATTTGCTTTTTGATGTTATGGAAAACCATGTTATTCGTGATAACGAAAGAACAGGTGTTGGCTGTGCTTCAAGATTTTCTTTAGATATTGACATAGATATATCAAAGCATTTTCCTATATTAAGCGGTCGTAAAATGTTTCCTCATATTTTTAAATCAGAATTTAAATGGTTTATTAACGGCGAAACAAATATAAAGTCTTTGCAAGAAGCAAATAATAAAATATGGAACGAATGGGCAGATGAAAATGGCGACTTAGGGCCTGTATACGGTCATCAGCTTAGAAACTTTAATAGCCAAGGATTTGATCAATTAGAGGCCGTAATAAAGAATATAAACGATAAGCCTGATAGCAGACGTCATATAATAAGTTTATGGAATCCAGCACAGCTTGAAGAAATGGCTTTGCCTCCTTGCTATCTTTACTTTCAGTTTTTTGTTGAAGGCAACGACATTCATATGTTTGCTCTGCAAAGAAGTGCAGATATATTTTTAGGTGTTCCTTACGATATGGCTTTGTTTGCTCAAATACTACTGTATATTGCAGAGAAAACGGGTTATAATGCTAAACGCTTAAATGTAAAGTTTATTGATGCACACATATATAAAAACCAGCAACAAGCTGTAGATGAATATTTAAACGAAGAGTTTGAAGGCGCGCCAACTTATGCTTTTCATAATGGCGTGTTAACTTTAAACAATTACAAACCCGGCAAAGTAATTACCGCGCCAGTAGCTGTTTAAAAATATGTATTATTTATATCACATTCCTGGTAAAAAAATCGGAGTTACACGTAATCTTAATAACAGGGTTACGGAGCAGCAAGGTTATGCACCAGATGAATATGAAGTTCTACTTACTAGTACTGATATAGACTATATATCAATGAAAGAGTTAGAACTTCAACAGTCTTATGGCTATAAAAAAGACAGAACATTATATAAAAATTTATTTAAATCAAATATGAAAATAAACCCAACAGAACAAACAAGTACGTTTCCTGTTCCTTTAAATAAACTTAAAGGCAATCTTATGGATAATATAGGATTAGAATGGGAAACACCTGAGTACAAATTTAAATTAGCTAAGGAGCATGTACCTTGGATAATGCAAAATGCTAAAACCTCGATGTTTAATGATGATCGAAGCTATATTTATAATAAGGCTTTTTATGAAGCCTTTTTTAATCCAGAGCATAATCCAAAGCCAACCAACTTAGAAGACAACAGGTTTGATCTAATACGTGACTGGGCTGCTGTTCGTGGTATATATGACGAAGGTAATACTATTGTGCAATATACAAAACTTATGGAAGAAGCAGGCGAGTTAGCTAAAGCATTGCTTAATGATGACCATGATGAAATAAATGATGCTATTGGCGACATGGTTGTTGTGCTTACAAACTTAGCACATTTACACGGAACTGAAATAGAAGATTGTATTGACTCGGCTTATCAAGAAATAGCAGCAAGAACAGGTAAAATGATTAACGGAACATTTGTAAAAGATGAATAAAAAAGAAATAAAATTTAGAGACCCTGTAGTTGAACGTGTAGTTGATAAGTTCGTTGATCGCTCTGATGTAGGCTATGCAAAATACAAAGTAACACTTGAAGATGACAAATCTAATATATTTCAATGGATTAATCATTTGCAAGAAGAACTAATGGATGCTGTATTGTATCTTCAAAAGTTAAAAGAAACAACTACAGAAGAAATGCAAGAGGCATTATTAAGAAGCATTGAAGTACATGAAGAGGAAACCTTATAAAAGAAAAAAGCGTGGGCCGGTTGTTGCGAAGAAAGTAACATACGATGGTATTAACTTCGCGTCCGGTCTTGAACGCTACATGTATATGGCTTTAAAGAAAAATAATATTAAAGCTAAATATGAAGGAGAGACGTTTGTTTTATTAAACGGTTTTCATTTTGAAAACGAATGTTACGCAAGACAAGCAAATGGAAAAGGAGAATACAAAAACAGAGGTGCTAAACGTATATTACCAATTAAATACACTCCAGACTTTATTGGCGACGACTTTATTATTGAATGTAAAGGCAGAGCTAATGAGTCTTTTCCAATGCGTTGGAAGTTATTTAAAAAATTAGTCACCGAACAATTTCCTAATATAACTTTATACAAACCACAAAATCAAGCAGAATGCGACAGAACAGTACAGCTAATACTAAACAAGCAAAAAGAATAGCCAGACAAAAGTACGCAGAAAGGCAAATTGATAAGTTTGTTAAATGGAGTTGGGAAGTACGCGGAAAAGTGCTATACACAGAATTAATTGAATATCAAAACAAATACGGAATAAAATGTTATGGCTAGATTAGTTATAGGTAATTATATAGAAAAACCCAAAAAGAAACGCCCAGGCGTTAAAGCGAAAACAAAACACAGTAACAATAAACAAAGTAAAAATTATGTCAAAAAATATAGGGGGCAAGGACGTTAGGTGGTCCATATCATTCGGATTTTATCCAGGTATACTATTTGGTATGAGATCATACGTAGAAGAAAATCAAACAGCACACGTTTTTTATGTGCCATTTCTAGACTTAGCAATAGAAACGTATAAGTAATGGGATTGTTTGATAAACGTATACCGTATAAGCCATTCGAATATCCGGAGTATTACACAGAGGGGTGGCTTAAGCAAGCACAGGCATTTTGGCTTCATACCGAAATACCCATGCAGGGTGATATAAAAGATTGGAAAGAAAAATTAACACCCGAAGAGAAAAACCTGGTAGGTAACATACTATTAGGTTTCGCACAAACAGAGTGCGCAGTGTCAGATTATTGGACACAAAAAGTCGTATCATGGTTTCCTAAACATGAGATACAGCAAATGGCTATGATGTTCGGCTCACAAGAAACAATACATGCTGTAGCTTATAGTTATTTAAATGAAACACTTGGTCTTGAAGATTATGAAGCCTTTTTACATGAGCCTGCAACTGCTGAAAGGTTTGACAACCTGGTTAGTTATGGCGGGACAAGCTCTGTTGGTATTGGCAAGTCTCTTGCTGTGTTTAGCGCTTTTGCTGAAGGGGTTAGTTTATATTCTGCTTTTGCTGTTCTCTATTCTTTTCAATTAAGAAACTTATTAAAAGGTATAGGGCAACAAATGAAGTGGAGTGTTAGAGATGAATCTCTTCACAGCAAAATGGGCTGTAAGTTATTTCGTGATATGTGCAAAGAAAACAATCAATTACTGCATTTATGTCGAGAAGATATAATAAAAGCCGCTGAAACAATGGTAAATCTTGAAACTAAATATATAGACAAGATGTTTGAAATGGGGGATGTTGAAGGTATAAGTGCACATGACTTAACACATTTTATTAAAAAGAGAGCAAATGAAAAACTGGTTGAACTTGGTTACACAGACCTGGCATCGCATTTTGCGTTTGACAAGAAAGCAGCAGCTAATCTTGATTGGTTCTATCATCTTACCGGCGGGGTTACTCATACTGATTTTTTCTCAATTCGGTCAACAGATTATTCTAAAGCTAACGAAGGGGAAGACTTCGAAGACATTTGGTAATCTAATAACAGAGAAAGAAATATATGAAACGCTCTATAGCAAAACGTAGTCTATTAAAATATTTAGTAAGACAACGAAGATTAAAGCCAGAAGAAAGATTGGCTAATAGATTAGGATATATGGGGACTGGTTTTATGATGACTAGTCCTCATCTACTGCCGGATGATATAGGTATAATAACTTATATTATTGCAGGAGTAATTTCAATACCGCAAGTATTTGTTGCAAAACAATGGAACTTAGTAGCGGTTAATTTAAACGTAGCAATTGCCTACACAATATTATACTTTACATAATGTGGAATGAAAACTGGAAAAAAGGTGAGGATTACCCTGCGTGGGGTAATAACGACGTATACAAGAAGACTATATCCGGGGGATATTTACTCGCAGGAGAGTCGCCGAGAGAAGCTTACATGCGGGTTGCTACGGCAGTTGCTCGCAGATTATATAAGCCGGAAATGGCGGAAACTTTCTTCGAATACATCTGGAATGGTTGGCTATGCCTCGCTAGCCCAGTACTATCTAATACAGGTACTGATAGGGGTTTGCCTATTAGCTGCTTTGGGATTGATGTTGCTGATAGTATCTTGGACATAGGTCAAAAGAATTTAGAAATGATGCTACTCGCAAAGCACGGCGGTGGAGTTGGTATCGGTATTAATATGATTAGACCCGCCGGCGCGACAATAACAGGAAATGGAACATCAGACGGAGTTGTACCTTTTTGCAAAATCTACGATTCAACAATCCTTGCGACTAATCAAGGATCAGTTAGGCGAGGAGCTGCAAGCGTTAACATCAACATTGACCACGATGATTTTGAAGAATGGCTTGAAATCAGAGAGCCTAAAGGCGATGTTAACAGACAATCGCTTAACTTACATCAATGCGCAGTTGTTGGTGACAAGTTTATGCGTAAGCTTGAACAAGGAGATAAGGACGCTAGAGATAGATGGAGTAAACTACTTAGAAAGCGAAAAGCAACTGGAGAGCCGTATGTATTGTTTAAAGGAAATACTAACAAAGCGAATCCAGCAGCTTACAAAGATAACGCACTAAAAGTGCATATGACAAATATATGCAGTGAAATAACATTGCATACAGACGAGTCACACAGTTTTGTGTGTTGCTTATCATCATTAAATTTAGCTAAATATGAAGAATGGAAAAATACAAACATTATACATGATGCTATTTGGTTCCTTGACGGAGTTCTTGAAGAGTTTTTACAAAAAGCTAAAGGTCTCAAAGGTTTCTCAAACGCTGTACGTTCTGCAGAAAAAGGGCGTGCACTCGGCCTGGGAGTCCTTGGTTGGCATACGTATCTTCAACAAAACGGCATACCCTTTGAGGGACTACAAGCTCAATTCCAAACAAGACGTATATTTTCACAGATTAAAATTGAGAGTGAACGCGCGTCAAGAGCTCTTGCTGAGGTTTATGGCGAACCTCTTTGGTGTCGTGGCACTGGCTTTCGTAACACTCATCTTAGGGCTGTTGCTCCTACTGTGTCTAATAGTAAGCTTGCCGGTAATGTTAGTCCTGGCATTGAGCCTTGGGCCGCTAATGTTTTCACTGAACAAAGCGCGAAGGGTACGTTCATTAGGAAAAACAAAGAACTAGAAAAAGTATTACGCAAGGCAGGTG